ACCCTGCGTGGATGTGGTCACATTGGCCGTGGTCGCTGTGAGACTACCGTGAACCGGCAATAGCCCTGTTCCGGAAAGGGACGCCGACGCCACCGTTTGCGATAGTCCACCGTGAATTGGCAATAGCCCTGTTCCGGAAAGGGACGCCGACGCCACCGTTTGCGATAGCCCACCTTTTATCGACAGTTTGGACAGGGACGTCAGCAAGGCGTCTCCGGCCGTCTGAGTCAGGGCGCCATTGATGTGGAGCCGCCCTGACGCGAGCATGCTGGTGTCGCCACAGATGACGGACACTGAGCCAAAATGACCGGAGCCGCCAATCGCCGTCAAAGTCGCTGACGACACGGTAACATCCAGCGACGCCTCAATTGGTGGGCTTTCCAACAGCGCCAACGCGTGGCCGCTTACAATGACCGTCTCGCGCGGATATGATTTTCCAGGTTTTGTTAATAAACCGGTAGTAACCGTATTTGGGAAACTATACCCGCGCGAAAACATCAGACAGGTATCTCCATCCATTCGAGCGACGCCTGGAATGTAGAACCAGGGGCGGCGCTCCCACCTAAGCCAATATACGTGCCGGGGGCGACGCCAACGACGCCGGTAAAGTCGAACGCACTCCAGTTGACACTGGGCGGCGCGGCGGTCGTGGTGGCCGTACCAGCCGTTGTGGCAAGTCCCAGGTCATAGACAAACGTGGGGGCAATGGTCGTGGCCGAAAGCGTGAACCGGGCCCGCGAACCACCGGCAGCGCCAGCGGCGTCACCAATCAGGCCGGGCGAACTGGCGGTCTGCGCGAAGGCGGTAATGGGACCGCCCGAGCCGGTCAGCGAACCGCCCGTGTTGTAAACCGCCGACAGACCGAGCGCGCTTACTGCCGTTGTGCCAGTTGTAGCCACGCCAAGATTAAGCCTGACGAGAATGACATTAACACCACTGCCCTCAGGGTTCCAAAGGCCAAAGACTTGCGCCGTCGCATTATACGCCGGAATAGCAATACCGGCGTACGTTGTTGAACCAATAAAGGTCTTCCGGGCAAGTGTCATTGCCGGCAAAAAACCAGGTTGGAATAGTCCAGCCATATTAAACGCCCAATCCTTGTATCACAGTAAATCTAACCTCACCTGTTAGGGCTGTTAGATTAAGACGTATTGCCGTTACTGCCGTGCTCAGTTTAAAGATACCTGCCGTCGATTGACCTTGCGGAAATGACGAGTCCATTAACCATCGAATATCACTCGGATCTAACGGTTCGTAATCCGTGTGGTTGATATCGTAGACGGTGAACTCGATACCCCAAGAGGCGTCGCCGCTCACAATGTCAACAACTATCGACGCTTCGAACGGTATCTTGAAGTAGTCAAGATTTATTAGGTCCTGACCACCCAGCACGGTAGTTCCGGCTTTATATACATATTGCCGAACGACGCTCATTTGTCATAACCCTTCGCGCGTTCAGCCTTCATGGCTGCGGAGCGCACTCTGGGAGATGGGGACGCCTCGACCTTCTCAATCGAGGCCTTGGTGACCTTGCCGCCGCGCGCTCGCTTGCTCGTGGCGCCATCAATCTGACCCAGGTTGCCACCCTTCCGGGCCTCGGCTTTGACGGCAGCGCCGCCGTCCGCCTTGACGCAGGTGCGACCGCCATTGGCGCGCGCCTCACTATACGGGCTGCTGTCGGCGCTCCCACCTCCCGCAGACGAGAATGGACTTTTAGCCATGTGTCAATCCTCCTTAGCGGATAAGGTTGCCAGAACTGTCGAGCTCAATCCAGCTCATAGAGACGGTGAGCGGCTGACCAGGAGCCACGGGGACACCCACCAGGTGAATGAGGTTGCCTGGCTCCAAAATCAGCTGACCGTTGAAGTCGTGGCGCATGGTCACGTAGCCTGTGCCAGCCGCCGCCGACGCGTTGCCAAAGCCTAGGTGGTAAAAGAAATTCCCGGCAGTGGTGAGCGTGAGAGACGTGGCGAAGCGTACGGAGTTACCACCCGACTTCCCGACGCGCCCGTTATAGACGGTTGCGTCCGTCCATGTGGCGATGGGCAAGCCCGTGGCGAAACTCCCGGTGGTGCTCGTCACCTGGGAAAGCCCAAGAGCGGCCAAAGCTGCCGTCCCGGTCGCCTCCACACCGACATTGATGCTGACAGGCACCATGAGGCGATTAGACCCCAACGGGTTCCAAAGAGCGTATGTGGGTGTTGTGCCGCTGTAAATCGGCACGGTGACACCGGCATAAGTGGTGGGCGCGATGAATGTCGATTGCGCCAGCGTGGAATCGGCCACAAAGTTCGGACTCGATGAAAACAAAGGCATTGTCAGCGCTCCGATGCAAAAAAGATGTAATCGACTGTCATCGTCTTGGCGACTGCTTCGCCGTTCTGAATACCGAACGATGGTGTCAAAGCAGCGGTCGGTAGATTGGTGATAACCGCAGTACCAACAGCGGTGTTATTAATGTAATAGATGACTTTATCTATCCCATTATATTGCCAGCCAACATCAATCCATGTGTCGTTAGCCATTGTCGCAACGGCGCTAGTCGTGGTTGCCGTGGAACCGCCCTCAACAACGAAATTGACTGTGGCCGCTGCGGTCGGTTTGATGAAGAACACGCCGTCACTGACCACAGCAGGCGTGGTGTCCACGTTCTGCAGGCCCATGATAACAATGCTCAGTGTAGCATCGCTCACCTTGAAACGTGCTTTAAACCAAGCACGCTTACCGGCAGTAATCAGACACGGCGCAATGGCCGTGCCAGCATTCTTCCCCTGCCACTGAATAAAGCAACTATCATTCGCTCCACCCGTGTTGGTGATAAGAACCGCGCCGCCATCCACAGATGCGGCAACATAGGTAGGTGTAGAGCCTACGTTCGTCGCCAGCCAATCCGTTCCAGTTGTCCCGACGTTAACCGACGCGAAGTCTTCAAAGAACTGAAAAGACTGTGTGGGGTCCATACGGATATAGTCCCCCAACGTCTCTTCAGCTGCAGCGTTGGTGACACCGTCCCGGAAGTTTGTCGTAACCATAGTAAACTCCCAGTCTAAGATGTGGCAATTTGGCCGTGTACTGCACGGAAGTCCGTATATCCGAAGCCAGCACGTTCACGGTTCTTGACCATGAGAGTATCCGTGGCCTCGTCAACCCACATACTTGTTGCATACGGCACTCGCTGAGTGTGTATCAGACCCTTGATATTGGTCTTGATAAACCACGCGTAGTCGCTCGTGAGGTAACGCATAACCTTGTACTTGCTGATACCGCCAGCAACCTCGGGAATGACGTTCACGTCGTTGTTGGCCGTGCCGGGGCGCAACTCGGTCTTCTGGAGGCGGATGGCCACGTCTTCCAGGTTCACCGGGATAATAAGCAGCTCACCGAACGCGTCAACCAGAATACCCGCCTCGTCACGGAACTTCCTGATGGCCTTCATTCCAGCAATGAGTGAGCTTTCCTGAAGGGCGAGCGGCGTGCTGTTGGTGTTGCTCAGCGTGCCGCTGTCAATCGGATGGTCGGTCGCCAGAAGGGCTTTCCCATCGCCGCCAATGTTACTGTCATACGTGGTGGCGGCGTTGAGGATATTGGCCGCATACGCGTTCCAGAACGCCACCATGGAGTTGTTCAGGCCAAGGTTGGTTGGCCGGAAATTCTCACGATACAGGCCGTCTTCAATGGCCTTCTGGGTCATGGCGTACATAATCGAGGCTTCAACGTGCTCGATATTGTACACGCCACGGTCGCCAGAGTCGTTGTCGGCGTAGCTGGCCTCACCTTCCTGCTTCTGCCGGGCCGCGCCGAGATAGCGCACCTGGAGCGAGCGTTCGATGGCCATCTTTGACACTTTGGTCGTAAAGACGTCCTTCCACTCGGCAGGGACCTTGTCGTATTCGCCAGTAACGTCCATCAAGCCGGGAAGTAACTGGTTTGCAATTGATGCGAGATTAACAGCCATTTACTTAAATCCCCACGGCTTCATAAGGCTCGGATTGCACAACGACGATATTATAGTTTGACGTATCGTCAGTTCCGTTGACGCCCTTGGCGGCGATATTGCTGTACAGGTCAACAACGCGGAACGGGTAGGTGTTCGTCGTGCCGCTACCAGCCGTAACGGTCATGCCCGACTTACCGCGCCCGCCGATAACCGAACCAGTACCTGCAGTCGGCACGACTTTGGTGCCAAGGTGGGTGATGGCGAACGGCAATAAGTACGCCTGCACCAGGAACAGTTGCGGGGGAACGCCCTGAATGGGGATGACCAACGCGTCGATATCGTTGGCGTGGTCGGTCGTCGGCAAGTAGGTGGACCATACTTTACGCCCGAGCGACGTGGACAGGTACTCGAAGGACCGCACAACGCCAATGACGTTGCCGCTACCAGCCGAGCCATACTGGCCCACGTAGCCGGTCCCCAGGTCCTCCACGACGTCACCCGCATAGAGCGCCGTGCCGTAATTGTATGCAACTTTGACGCGACGAAGACCAAAAGTCGCCGCCGCTCCGCCTTGGGCAAAGCCTAAGTGCTTAAACCCAAACGGCGAATTAGTATTTGCCATTTCTATCCTCAATTAAGTAAATGCGAGCGGCGCGCTCACGGTTTTCATTCTGGGATAGGCCCATCGGCGCGATAAGCTTCTCTACCCGTCTTTTGTACTGTCTTCCCACGGTTCTCATAACCCTTGGGAACGCTCAAATCGGAACTACGGCCCATCAAAGCGCCGTATTGCTCGGATGTTTTGCGGCGGTTCTCTTCAAGAGCTTCTTCGGTAAGCTCTTTACGACGTTCCATAAGTACAAGGCCACCGATTTCGATATAGTCTTTGTCGGTTACACCGTAAATCTGGCCCAAACGACTTGATGGCCGAACGTATTCCCAACCGTTGTCCATCATTCTGTTCATTTCCATCGGATCAGGTGCGTTAAAGCAGGTCATCCTGTTCCACTGGTACGTCCATCCCGGCTCCTTAAGGTGCTCAGGGACTTCGAACGGGTCTTCAAAATTGCGGTTACGGCGTTTTACTGTACCGTCGCGGCCCAATACTTCACCTGAGCGCAGTTCCGGGCGAATTTCTTCTCTCGTAGCTCTTGACATTAGCGTATCAACCTATAACCTGGATACTTCCCTTCGGCCAAACCGGCCTGATATTCCATATACTTGGCTGGCGACATACCAAGATCGCGGGCGAGCGCCACAATCTCAGGGGTTGCGCCCGTGGCGGCAGGGGCTTTCCCATCCCCGTTACGGGCGGGAGGCGCGCCGGGCGAACGTCGGCTCTTTACCGCCGGGGTCGCAGGCCTCTGAGCTGGTGTCGACGCCTCAACAGCTTCTTCACCCTCATCCGTCGCATCATAGCCCATATGAGCATCCAGAAACGCATAATAGGCGTCCGTACCAGGCCTCAAACCCTTCAATGCAGCCGTCTGGTCTCCCAGGATGGCCAACTGCTTACGCTTCTCATCGCCGCCGAACACGTCGGCCTTGTGCAGGCGCAACCACTCGCGGTCGCGCGGCTCGGCAAAGTTGGCATCAATGTACGTCTCCACCGGGTCACCGGTCGGCGCCGGCGGAGCGGGCGGGCGCTTGACGGCTTCAACGACTTGCTCGTGGCCGGTCTTGAGCTGGCGGAGCTGGTCACGAGCGTCCGTCAACGCCTCGGTAGCCGCCAGCTCTTCGTCAATGTCGCCTTCGAGCCGGGCCTTGCGGTAGCGCTCCTTGGCGTAGTCGACAGCCGTCTGCGTGACGACCATGGCCTGCTCAATGAGCACCTTGTGGTTCCGGACTTCACCGACTTCGTGCTGTGCAACGCGCGTGCGCAGCTCTTCGGCCCTGGCTTTCTCGGCGGCGGCTTCCGCCCGGGCAGCATCCCGGTCGGCCTCAGCGGCCTTGAACTGCGCCTCAAGCGCGGCGTATGGGTCGGCCTCGGGATCGGGCGTAACGTTCGCCTCTGCCCGATGCAGCTCCAAATCGCCGCCCAAGGGCGACACTAACTCCTGGTCATCTAATTGCATCTGGCGCAGATACTTTCCCGATAATCAAGTGGTCCTTAATAAAGCGACAAGATATCTTATTGATACTGCACTCATGAGTGTCAGCATTGCGATAAAACACCCAGTCGCCAACTACAGGCCGACTACTTTCATTCGGCCAAATCTCGTCATCATTGAACGCTACTTCACCCATCTGGACGATAAGACCAATCTTACCCTGGAAACGTTCCTCGTTCTTGGTCTTATCGGCTAGAATGATACCACCCTTACTTTTGGCCATAATAGGGGATGTAACCAGCAACACGTCGTTACGATATAACGTAAGGTCTTTAAGAGCTCCACCAAGCGCTTCCCAAACTACACCTTTAGGGTCTTGCCCGTCTTGGTACTCCAATACTCTCGCTGGTTCAAAACTCGCCATTATCGTCTTCCCGTTTCTTAAGCTCTGCTAACAGTACTGTAAAATCTTCAAAAGCTTTCAGGTAACCTAACCAAAATCGGTAGCTTTCGAAGTCCACGCCTTTGCCAAGTTGCTCAAGCTTTTCTTGACGCAACTTGGCGAGTTCTCTCATTAATCCCCGTTCAAACTGTGGTCTCACTTCGACCTCTTAGCCGCCTCAGTTTTCTGGAGCCGCCCGTCACCACTCCCCGCCCCGGCGGTCATCTTGACAGAGCCGCCAGCGGCGCGTTTCTTCACGGCCCCGCCGCGCTTGGCCTGCATCGGCATCATGGGAGCGCCCCCACCGTTGTCCGCGACCGGCCCGTTCGTAGCGTCCATCGGTGGCATGACGGACTGCTGTGGAGGCTGCGCCGCAGACGCACGGGAAGTGGACGCCTGCGGCGCAGATGACGGCGCGCTGCCAGTCAATGCCTTTAACTTTGATGCGCGCGAGACTTTCGCGGCAGCTCTAATGTGTTTCATGAAATAGAACCTTGTGCTTCTGGATGGACTGCAAGCGAGTGTGCGATATCCAGTGACTTCTCTTGAATTTTGGCGGCGCGATTTGCTTCAGCGTCGTGAGCACGTTGCTGAATATCCATCACCTTAATCTGGCGGTTCGCTTCAGCATCCTGCATCTTCATTTGCGCAAGGCTTACAGCACTCTCGGTCTTCATCTTGTCGCTGGCGAGCCGCTGCATGGCGCTGACCTCATGGGACTGCGGCACGGCCTGTGCCTGCACGTTCGGGTCGCTCATGAACCGGTCAGGGCTCCCCCATCCCAAGGTCCGCAGGATTTCCTCTTCAACCGCTCGCGCGTTGTACAGGTCCGGCTTGGCGTCGCAGCGCTGGGCCAGAGCCGCGGTCCGTGCCAGGCGATGCATGTGGCTCGGCGTATTCGGGTCGGCGCGCGGTGACAAGGTGAAGTCACTCAGCGCCTGTATGATGGCGTCGGCATTGTCGGGGCGCGTGCGGCCACGCCAGAGCGCTTCAGGGTCTTCCTGTAGCAGCTCGCGCAGCATCACAAATTCTTCGGCCTGGGCGGTATGCAAGCGCTTGTGCGCTGCGGCCATGATTTTGGTGGCTTGCTCGATAAGGGCTAGCGTCGTGCCAACAGGTGCGTCCTGACGCCCCTCACCTATCTGCGCCTCAGCTGTCCCACCGAGCCGTTGCCCCGTCTGGGCCATGCTGTCCACCAGCTGCATAAAGGCTGGGTTGAGCTGGGGGTATGGCACGGGCATGACGCTATCGCTCAGCTTGCCCTCGATGCTGTCGATGGCGATACCTTCGCCCGGATTGGCGCGGAATATCGGCTTGTCGTTCTTCGTCCCGCCCTTCTTGTACAACCAGACCGGGAAGTTGTTGAACATCCCATTATCCAGCATGATACGCCAAGCAGCGGTGAGCGCGCTTTCGGTATTGCCGAGTATATGGTTGAAGCCGGAGGGCCAGAAGCCAAACATAGGGATGAACGGATACATGACAAAGTTGCGCAGTTTCTTGCAATCCTCGTCTTCCTCGTCATAGTTCGGCACAATGGCCAGAACCTTCTGAGAAGATTTGTCAACCGTTACTTTATAGGGAATGGGTAAGCCCGTAGCTTTCCCATCTTTCTTATGTTCGTGGCCGCTGATATCAAGGTCTATATAGCATTCATACAGCGTATAGTTGGTGTCTTGTGGGCGCATGCCGGTTTTGGCGACACCCTGCATGCTCGAAACCTTGAGGGCTACTGTGTCCAGCTCTTCGACCGGGTCTTGCAGGGACACGTCGCGGTAGACGCCCGCCAGCTGCATGCGGCGGAGGGTGTTGCGAGACATTTCAATGCGGTGCGTAACGCGGTTCGCCCCCATGAGGTCAGTGGCGTTGTTGGAGACAATCAAGTCCTTGGCGTCTATCGCCTCGATGACGGGGCGCTTACGGATAGGGCAATGGTAGCCTTTCTTGAAGCCAGCGCCACCGGCGAATGTCTGAAAGAGCATCCTGTCCGTGTCCGGCACGTACTCCGTGGCCACGTCCGTCAAATACGTGTTGCAGGCGTCCTCAAGCAGGCCGGACAGCTCATCGTCGCTGTCCTCAACCTTGACAGGCCCCTCAGCCGGTAGGAGCTCTCCCAGTGCGTTGGACTGCGCGCGTATGCAGGCTTCCAGCAACAGCGGGTGACGCACGGTCGATATGCCCGCGAGCCCGCCGGCGGACACGGCGCCCACCAGGTCCGTACGCAAGCCGAGCTGCTCAATGGCGCGCGCGCGTTTGGCGAGCCACTGGGCGCGCGACCGCTCGTCTTCCTCGACGCCCTCGACGACTTCCAGGGCTATGCGCACCAGCTCCGCAGCATCCAATTTTTCAGCCAGGTTGGTGGACAGTTCCGGGCCGTCGTCGTCGGCCTCGACGGAGGGGTCGGCGTCGTAAATGAGCGCACCGCCCTCAGGCGTCGCTTCAATCCACTTGCCTGTGGTTGGGTCGTATTCAGCCATTGCGCGCGGTCTCCCCTGCGACACGTTGCCACACTGGTTGCACGCGCGCAATAAAAAAACCCGCCGGGTGGCGGGTCTCTCTTGACAGGTTATGAGCGCTGGGAGGGATCTGTGTCAAGCCCCGCCCCATCTGAGTTCAGTTTCGCCGTCTTGATACAGTCGTTCTGAGCCGTGTCGTAGTCACCTTCAATTATAGCAAGGCTTTCCCACCCGTCACCCGGCCCGTAAACGTCTTTCAGATAGATTGTTGCTTGCGTTTCGTCAGAGAATGTCAGAGTTAGTGTATTATAACCGTCACACTCCGCCACTGTGCACGGCTCAACTTTGGCAATCGTCTTTCCCGTCAATATCCGAACAGCTTCATTTCCAAAATGCTTATCCATAGTCTTGCTCCATTGAGTTGAGTTAGAAAACCTGCGTACACTCTTATTCGCTATCAACTAGCTCGGCGGTTTGTGAACCAAACAACGCCTTGATATGTTTTTTAAACTCCAGCTTATCTTTCGAAATACGCAACAACGTCATTATAGTGATCACCTGTGTTCTAAAGTGCCCAAGTCCTAGTTCATTCGTTAAGAACTGATGATGCTTGAATTTCCTCTGTTTATTTTTGTCTAACGGGTTAAGTTCCTCAAGTTTTGGTAGAACCTCGTCAGGCAATCTTTCATATATAAGTTCTTTAATAAGTTTCCCGGCATATCTAGGACCTCTGTTAAACTCTTGTCTTTCCCAACCGTACACACGAAACATTTCGTCCATAAATTCTTCCGGTATTGTTTTCATCCATGGGCGATGCTCGGGTAAAATGTATTTTTCCAATATTTGTTGAAGTTCATCAGCACTACGCCGCGTTTGGTATCCTGTCGCCTCGTCAATGAGTGCTATAAGACCGACACGTGTTAGGCTGGATAGTACGACTCTACATTGTTTTGCTATACCTGCTTGCTGATGCTGTAAAACACCCGCGTCATCTGCTCTAACGACCGCCTCAGCTATTTCAATCAATGTGTCAGACGTAAAACCGATTGCCGCACCCGTTTTGATTTTGAATTTTACAGGATTTCGGATTCGTTCGTATAACTCATTGGAAATAAACGGATTTATGAGCTTTCTAGAGACAAAAAGCTCAAGTCGATTCACTCCTGGAACCATCGAACCACCCGACGCCATTGCGAGCGTTTCCAGCATACCTTTCATGATGATAACCCTCCGCCCGTCTTTCAGGACGTAGCAGGGGACTTCGATATCGGCGATGCGAATGGGCTTATCGGGGGAGCCGAATTCAGCGACGGGCATGTCGCGTTTGGCTATTGCGCCCTCTCGGGCTATCCTGCTACGCTCTTCTGGTGAAAGAGTCAGGGCGCGCGCTTTGCCGCCCAAGCTTTGTGGGGTTGAATCGTTCATTGCGTGTCTCCATGGTTGTTCACAGAGGCATGTTAACGGTTCGACCCCACGTTAGCAAGCAAAATCTGAGACGTTCACAACCTTCTTGCTATATTCTCCCCGCAGGCGGTCATGCCGGATAGAGCGGCTCGAGCGTTTTGTAATCGCTCGCCAGACGTTGCTGTTCGCGGGCGCGTTCGCTCCGACGTTGCATGTATCCGTGGGAACGCAACCACCAGATAGCCATGTCAGCGGAGTCTACAAGATCGTCGTGACGGCCTCGCGGGAATACAGCGCACTCGTCAATGACTAGGTCGGCGTATTTGCGCCGTGGTGCCCAGATTTGGCCGTTGCTAAACTCTGGCTGTACTCTAAGAGCGCGAGCGACTTTATCCAGGCCCTTGGGGTCTATGAGCGATAGACTGCAATGGCCTGGGTAAAGTCGCGCCATTTCTTGGCTCACACTGTGGCCGCTGGCCTTGGCCTCAATGAGCAGGTGGTTGACCCTGAACCGTCGGCAGTCGTCCGCCACGGTCTCAACGAGGCCCCAGAGCGGACGGGAACGCTCGCGGTGTTCCTCGATGGTCTCGCCGGGCAAACGCTCCAGCTCCGGGCCATGTATCTCAAGCCACTTGCGCCACGCGTACATGAGCATTGCGCCGTGCTCAAATACTCCCCAAATTGTGAAGCCGGATGGATCGTTGTGGTTGAGCTTAGTGAACGCAGGGTCTAGTGACGCCACAATATATTCGAATTTAGGCCAAGTATTTTTCTCCCAAACCTGCCAATAATCGCGTTTGAGTATTCCGCCGCCACGTATTTCCGGCCTTTGTTGGTATTGCGAGGCCCATGCGAACGGGCCTTGTGCTTTATTGCGCTTAACGGCCTCAGGCGGGAACCGTTCGGGCCAGTAGCATTCACCGACTATTGTGCGCGGGTCTTTCCACCCGATACTCGTGGTGGTGGCGCGGTCC